AAAAGTTTCCCCTGAACATTTTGAATGGGGAAAGAAGAGATGGGCAGGATTTGTCCCCAAAAGTTCATGTTTCCGCCGGGCTCGACCATTGCCGACAAGTATCCATCAGCTGGAGCTGTGTAGGAGCCTTCAGAACCCACTGCCAGAAAAATGTCTATTGCCTCAGCAATATTAACAGGCATAGCGTTATGCCCTGCTTGAGCTGGAGTAGTTCGACTATCCAGCAATCGTTGAATAAGTTGTTTTAGCATTTAAGCTCCTTGCCGAACCTAAATGCTCGGCGTTGTTAAATTGAACAGAAGTAACAGTAGATGGTTCCCGCTGTTAGCCCATAGTGGTATTGAATCTTCTGTCCCTTCTTAAAGTATTGATAGGCTGAGATGTTGTACCCATTGTCGGGATACCTCACTAAGGTCGGCCAGTCAGAAATTCCTTCTGCCCGTATTCCCACAAAATTGGCCTGAGTGCCATAACACCAGGCTATCCCATCTGCTGGAGTGACGTATTCAAAGTACCCTGTTGCCGTCGATGTTTTGACAACCACCGAACCCGTCAAACAGTCAGATATGCCTAGCTCAGTTGGTCTCTTACCATAGATACTACCCCCCCCCGTTTACAGCCCGTTTAGGAACGAGCTGATTTACAAGCAACTGAATCAACTGTTTAAGCATTGAAGCCTCCTCTCATAGATGTTCTTGCATTGACTTTCT